AAATTTTTTAGAAACTTTAGTTCACGAATATTGTCACTTTTTGCAATATATCACTAGTTCAAAAATTTATATCAAATCTGACAAAGCAATTTTAATGGTAGATGCTTGGTTTGCTGGTCAAAATTTTGATCAAGAAAAACTACGCAAGGCATTTTTTATTATTCGTGCTATGGAGCGTGATTGTGAAAAAAGAGCAATCAAAATGATTAAAAAATTTAATCTACAAATAGATACTAAACTCTACGCTAAGAGAGCAAACTGTTATATCTACAGTCATTTCTTGATGGAGAAGACTCGTAAGTTCTATTCCTTCAAGAAAAGCCCATATAGAAGCCCAGTTGTGCTAAGAGTCATGCCGTCATCGATGGCAGTGTTGAGTCACCGAAGCATTCCACCAAAGATCTATTCTATGTTGGAATCTTTTACACTGTGATCTAAATTTTTGTAACAACCAACAAACTTTTTTGTTGGTTCATTTTCATAAGGCCATCGATCAGAAGCAGACAAAAATCCATAATGAACCAAAGCATTTAAATGATCATTCATCATTTGAATTGTCGTGGAATCTATACTCCATTTAACTTGATCTTCATCTACTGATGCTGGAGCATCAGATGATCTTTGTTCAGCAACGACAAGATCACCTATTTTTGAAAGATTTCCCATTATTTCCATTGACTTTGCACATTGATAAAAAAGATCCCTTTTGACGGGATCTTGTTCTTCACGCGCTAATTTGCGGATCTCATATACAAGTTCATGAATTTTCATAACAGTCTCCTTAAGACAAAGTAAGTAAATATTTGGTTTTTTGAACCAATGCTAACATTTCATCTCTTATATTTAACAAAGAAGAATGATTTGTTTCTTTTGGTAATTCTTGAATCAAATAATCTTCCATCGAATTTAGTACAGAATTTATGGATATCTTACCTGGTCCATTTAATTTTAGTTCTGTAACTTCTTTGATTTCATTTTTATTAATAGCACCAAAATATGTTTCTGCGAATTCATCGATCAAACCATCTAGTCCTTTATATAAAGAACCTAAAGCTTTATGTTCAGCATATGATTCTGTACCCCAATGGTGTAGTCTGATTTCATTATTAAAGTTCATTAATACTTTTATGCAAGGCATGTTGTTTCCTTATCAAATATTTATATGATTTTTATTCCATCATCAGTGGTGTAATAAATTTTATGAAATACTTCTCTACACCACTTTTGACAAACACAACATGGCTTTGAATTTCTAAAATCTCCAAATCTATTAAATCTGAAATTAAGAAGAATCAATTTTTCTCCACGAAGATTTTTTGGAATCTTTCTATAAGCATCCAATTCAGAATGCATGTCAGCACAACGATAGCCCAAACGCATAGTATCTGGGTGGGTCTTAAAAATATTTTGACCCACCGAGATAATTTTGCGCTTGTAAATTACAAGAGATATGTGCTTCTTTTGTCTTTCCATTGCCATAGAAAGCGGCTTGGCAATGGGCAAATAATTTTCAATTACAGAATCAATATTCATTCATTTTACGTCGTCAGCTTCAATCCACTAGTCGTAGCAACCGACTTGGACGGAGTGACGAGTCCCGTATTCAGACTAGCATCATACTGAGTCTTGAGATCATCAAGAGGTTCAACACTAAAGGCAACAAAAGACAATGGAATTTCAATACCCTTTGATGCCTTACTATACATCATCCAAGGCATTAGACCAATTTGACCTTTACCCATAGGAACTAAAATAGCTGGGTCTTTCATGACAATGTGTGTATCTGTTGTTTCATAACGGGTTAAAATTTCTTCGCCTGAATTTAGTCTAAATAGTTTTACGTTCATAGTGAATCCTTTGTAGATGAAGATTATATATCTAATAATCCTTTTAGCAAGTATTAACAACATGAAATCATTTAAAAATTATCTTATAGAAAATCAACAAGTAAAATGTGATGTAAACGGAATTTGCAAAGTTATAAGAAGTTACGAATCAGCTGGAAATGAAGAAAAAATTTTAGGCGTATACAAAGATAGCAAAGGTTTACCAACTATTGGACATGGACATTTAATAACCAAAGACTCACCCAAGGTAATTGGACAAGTAATAACTGATTCAAATCGTGTTTCTCAAATTTTAGCCGGAAAAAGTAAAATGACAGCTGACGAAGCAGATTCATTGCTTCGCAAAGATGTTGAATCTAGATTACCTATAGTTAAAAAATTAGCACCAGATTTTGAAACTTATTCACCAGAACTACAAGCAGAATTGGCTTCGGAAACATTCAGAGGTATGACTGGTAAATCTCCAAAAGCAATGGAGCATCTTCGCGCAGGAAGATTTGAAGATGCAGCAAAAGAGTATACTAATGCAAAAGAATACAGAGAATCTGTAAGAGATAAAACAGGAATTGCTAAAAGAATGGATAATTTAGTAAATGCTATTAGAATGGAAGGTCAGCGTAGAGCAAAAACTCAGGCTGCTTCATCGAAAACCACTCAGGCTCCTCGGTAAACTTCCATTTAGCAAATCTAGCCTTTTCGTGGATGTAATAATTGCGATAAGCAATCGCTGCATCTGAATTCTTATACTGTTCAGGCATTGCTTGTGCAAACGGTGTGAGTTTGGCCTTCGTAATATTTTTGGGAGGAAGAAAAAGATCCTCATCCAACATTTTTTCCATAGCATGCACTTTGCCATAGCGACGAGTATATTCCTTGCAAAGTGCATGGGCATGCTTCCACAACCAAAGATAGTTTGCACGGGTTTCTCTTGTCCAAATTGTGCAAGGATGATTGATCATGGTGCAACGACAAATATTCATGTTGCCATTGCTGTATGTCTTATATTCTCTTTTTTTACCTTTGGTCGTAACAATGTCACCGTCAAGAACATGGTGAGCAGTTGAAAGCAACTGACAAGATTCAAGAATCATTTTAACAACATGCTTGTCACACATCATGCGAGCAGAGGTTGCAGCGTCGGGATCAAGGACAAAAATATTCATACTTCGTTATGCTCAAAAATATTGTTTATGGTACGATTGACTTTGATTAGTTTACCATTGGAATACAAAGAAGGCAAATTAAAAGCGCCAACATAAGAACAAGACGACCTAATACCACCAAGAATTTCCTGTATCGTATTTCGTACAGATCCACGGTATGGGACCTCCACTGTGCGTCCTTCGGATGCACGATAATCAGAAAGTCCACCGTTGTATTTTTCATTTGCAGTTCGACTGCTCATTCCATAATGCAACATAGTGAGCTCTCCATGCTCCTTGTGTCGAATCTCTCCTCCGCATTCGTCATGGCCAGTAAACAAACCACCAGCCATGACGAAAGCAGAACCAGCAATAAATGCTTTTGCAAAATCTCCAGGATAATTTATTCCGCCATCAGCAACGATCCCAATACCTAATTGATCGGCTGTTTCCACACACTCTAACACTGCGGAGAGTTGAGGATATCCTACTCCCGCCACTCTCCGTGTCAGACACATTGACCCCGAACCGATTCCCACCTTTACTAGGTCTGCGCCACTCTTTGACAATGCCTCTACCCCCTCTTGGGTCACAACATTTCCAGCAATCAATATCGATTTCGGCCATTTTTCTCTTACCTTTCTTGTAAAATTATGAAACTCAGTCATGTAACCATTTGCCACATCAAGGCAAATAAAAGTCGGATCATGTATTTCAGAAGTATCAACAAACAATTGACTGTCTTTGTCAAGTCCCAATGTCATCGACACATAAGGTTCTTTTTCTGGAAAAAGATTTATAAATGATGAATAGTAACCAGCACCCTTTTTTAAACAAGTCACTATTTTGTATTCCGAAAGAACTTCAGCCATTCTGTGTGTGCCAACAGTTGACATGTTAGCAGCCATGATGGGAACTCCCTTCCAAGTGCTACCACATCTAAAAGTTGTTTCAACTTCAAGATTTACATCTTTGCGAGACTTCACATCCGATAAAGACGGAACGATAAGAACATCGGAATAATCCAATTTCGGTTCGTAGTTGACAATCATTTTGCAAACAATGCCATCTTACTATTATTTGTCAATATTTTTGTTTGAGTTTTCTATTCTTATTATTGCATCACGAAGATTCAACATTTTTTGTGCGAGTTCTTTAGAAGTAATTTTGCTCCGAAGATAGTCTTCATACTTTGAAAGTATGATCTTCGCTTCTCGGAAAAGAACTGCATATAAATGATCAATGCTTTTGGAATCTTTTTCTTGCACACATTTATTTATTCAAGATCAATTGTATCATCACGAATAAATTTTATAACATATTCCATGTAAAAGGAACGCCATCCTTGTTTAGTTATATCCCACATGACTACTCTTGAGTTTGGAAGAGGAGAAAAGAAGTTTCTTCTTGTTTCTTGATCTTTAGATGGAATTGCTCTTGAATCCAAGGTTCCAGTTATTCTTCCAACAGAACCATTTACTTTCATAAAAATTACTGTACAAACGCCAGACAAAGCTTCCATTATTACTTGTTCCGCAGATATGTGATCGCTTTTATATCTTTCTTCATCAGTTATCACGGTAACGTCCATGATAAAGTCCCTAGTAGGATCAAAAGAAGACATTGATTCATTTATTCTATGAGCAGCCAAATAATTTTCAAAGGATCCATAATTTTCAGCTATAAATCTTTTATAAAGAATATCTTGATTTTCAAGATTTTTATAAGTTTCTTTTTGCAATTTAGATCCAATGTATTCACCAGCAAAGGCTCTTCCAGCTTCCCCTTGCATAAATTGTGAATCAAATGATTTTGGATCTATTGCCATTTCAGAATTTTACCATGACTCTTTCTTTTCTTATTTCCATTTCTTTGTGAATCATATCATTATTGCGGATCTCATCCATAAATTTTTGAAGCAAGAATACAGGAAATTTCACATAAACATCAGCAAATGGAAGTTTTTTGTCTTCCTTTATTGAGTTTACAAGATCTTTGATTACTTGCTGTAAATTTTTAGTTTCGCCCGCCACGACATAACTGATTCCGTATATGTTTTGAAATCTATGAATCATTCTATTCTATTTATTAACTGATTCGGTAATTTTGTGGCTGAAAATTTTGAGTCAATATAGACCTAGCATCTGTTTTGGGAGTAACTTGCTGGGGTGTCATTGGCAATGGTTTTTCGGGATCCAAAAATAAAAGTGGTGAGGGTTTATTTTTGTATTTTTGGTGCACGGCACGAATTGCATCTTCCAAAGATCTATTGTTCATGTAAATATTTATAAATAATTCTATGAATTATCTATCGAACTATTATAAGAATCTTTGTGAACAACTTCAAGAGAAGGTGAATTTACTTGAGGCTGAAATTTACGGAGCCGAAGGAAAATTTATGAAAGCAATGGAAAGGGGATCAGAAAGAATTGTCAACCCCTATACACAAGGTCAAAAAAGAAAGGATGAAATTGAAGCAATGAGATCTGCCTTGGCAGACAAATCTCACCCAATTCATCAAAATCCAGAACATGTAGCAGACGTACAAAGAGTTCTAGCAGATATAGAAAAATTTGATTCTAAATCTCCCGGATTGGATATTGCTGCTGATCTTGCAAAACATGCAGTGGGTGAACAGCCACATGAAGCAGCATCTAGTACTTTTGGTTGGGCCAAGGATAAACCACAATATGGTTATGCAACAGCAAAACACATGAGAACCGCAGTTGATGTAATGCGTGGAACTTATGGAAGAACCCAATCACCACCAACAACCGGATCACAACAATATTGAAAGAAAATTTATGAACTACCTAACAAATTATTACAAAAATTTATCGGAACAACTACAAGAACAAATTAATCAGCTTGAAGCCTTAATTGCAGAAGCCAAGAGAGTTGATCCAAAGACAGGCAAAACCATCTCAACAAGAGAAATAAAAGTTACTGACTACATCAGCGACAGTGGAGAAGAGGTTCCTCTTGTTATAGGTCAATACTCGGATGGCAAAGGCAAGGGTGCCCAAAAGACAAAGGAAGTAAGAATGTATCCCGGTCGTGCTTTTTTAGATATTCCAGATTCTTACAGTGAGTTTAAACTTGCACAAGACTTAGGAAGCGACAATCCTTCGACTCCACCAAGTGAAAATCCAATACATCAATCATTCATGACTGATAAAAGCATGGTTATAAATCCAAATGAAGTGTGGGAAGTCAGCGGAAAAAAGGGTGGAAGCCGTCCAGGTTCCGGAAAGAAGGCAATGAAGAAAAGATTGGCAATTAATGCAGCAAGGTTCAATCAAACCCCAACAGGGCAAGACACGAATCAAGATGGTGATATTGATGGTGCAGACGTTGCCCAAACAATATCAAATATCGCTCAAGACCCTCGCAGAGGATGGAACCGTTAAAATTAAAAATTTAAACATCTAAAAGAAGAACGGGTCCTTATAGGGGACCCGTTTTTTCATATGGCCTCGGACACCTTTTTTCGAACCGAACGTCTCTAAAGGGATCCTATAACGATTATCAGGGCTTTGCTTTGGCAGCTTCGGGGGCTTTTGGAGCTCTTTGAGGCTTATGGGGACCCTTGAAGATATTGACAGCCAAAATTGCTACGCATACTGCGAGAGTAATCCAAGGGAGTGTGAGATACTTATTCTTAAAATTTTCAAATTTTTCTTTCATAAGTTTCCTTTAAGGTATTTAGGGATATGGATGTAATATGGGACCCTTAAAGAGTCTCAGAGGGGACCCAATTTTCTTTGGGACTCCGGACAGGATTCCGAGGGGGGACCCAAAAAGGGGACCCAGAATATTTGAGAAAATTTGAGAATTTTTGAGAGAATTTGAGGGGGTGGGAGCTAGCCCGTCGATTCTTTAAGATTTATTAGGGGACCCGTTTTTACTGTTTGGACATTATCAACCCCCCCTATCCCAGAATAATATTCTTTATATAATCGCTGCACCACCCACCCACACGAAACGCCATCGCGGTACAATTCTCGCATGACCACCACCGCTACCCGTTACGCCACCGTCCGATCCGAGGCCACCGCGCGCTTCATCAGCCTCCTCGCTTCCGCTACGCTCTTTGACCTGCACGCCGCCATGTGCTGGTACGATGACGCTCGGGAGTTTGCCGAATCGCTGCGCGTTCAGCGCCCCGAGTGGTCGCTGCAGGTCGCTGCGTCCGTTGTCTCCGCGTTCTCGCCCCGCGTCACTTGGGCCCATAACAAGGCGAAGGCCGCGCAGTACGCGCAGGGCATCACGCCGAAGGGTCTTTACGCCCACGTGAATGCCGCCGACCGTTGCGTCCGGGAAGGCTTCAACGGCCTGCGCGGACCCAAGACGAATGCGTTTGCCCGTGCCATTGCCGGGGACCGGGACGCGGTCGTCGTGGATGTGTGGATGTGCCGCGCTGCGGGACTGGGGAAGGATGCCCCGAACGCGACCGAGTACCGGGCCATCGCTGACGCGATCAAGGCGCTTGCCGGAACGCCCGTCGTGTGCATGGCCCCCGCTACGCTGCAGGCCCTGCTGTGGATCATTGTCCGAGGCAAGGCCAACTAAACTACGGTGCATGGTCAGGGGGGGGTGCGGACGTTCCGCGCCCCTCCCGATGCCACCGAAAGAAATTCTAAGAAATTTCTTCCCGAGCCCCCCACGCGAACCCCGGACCTGGTACAATACTCCCATGACCACCACCCGCTGCCAAATCTCGCTCCCGGTCGCCGCCAACACCGCCCGTCGCTACGACGAGGCCATGACCTACCTCGCCAACGGCTGGATCGAACTCACCTACCGGAAGGCAAACGGCGAAACCGTGACCCGCCTCGCCACGCGCAACCCCACGCTTATCGACACCTTCGGGGATCGGTGGTCGCTGGACGCGGTGCGGAAGTCCGATGATCCGTGGGGCGATAACATCGTCTATTGGGATCACGCGAAGGGCGCGATCCGCTCCTGCCGTGCCGACGAGGTTATCGGCATGACGATTCCGGGAGAATGCCCGGAAATCAACCACTAACCCCACACACGAAACCCAAACCCGGTACAATACGAACATGACCAAGCACCTCCCCATCGTCCTCGCCCTCGTCGTGCCCGTTGCGATTCTCGCCGCGATTCAGTATCTCCCGGTCTTCCGCCCGGTCTACCGTTGGATGTCTGCCCACGACATGATGACTCTCGGGATCGTCATCGTCTCGGCCATGCCGTTTGGCTTCATGGCCTATAACCGAATTCTCGGAAATTTCTTCAATCGTTCAACAAACTAATCACACACGACGATTAGGGTGGATGGGAAGGGGGAGGGGGCAGCAATGCCCTCTTCCCCTTTAGGCTACTATCAGCGGGCCCACGGGCCCGCTGAGGTTTGGACGGCTTCCTGAT